TTTCCTCACCGTCGCTATCGGCGCTCCCAGGTTCTGCACCTTCGCCGCCTCGGCCCGGAACTCGCGCGCCTTGCCGGCTAGCTGTTCGAGCGTCGTCATCAAGCGCCGGAAGGCGTATAACGACGCCAGGTAGCCGACCCACTTAGCCCAGCGCTCCAGTGCGCCGACGGCTTCCTTGGCTGTCGCCGTCTGGCTCTTGCCGGCGGCGTTGATCTTCTTGGATGTTTTCTGTGCGGCGCGCCCGGTTTTCTCGAAGACGCGTACACTCTTCTCCCCTCCGAGAACGCTGACCTCGATGTAGAAACCGTCTGCGCGCTTTCCGGCCATTAATCAGGTGGGACGGACGTCTCTGTCTCGCGTCCGCTGATCTCCTCTTCGGGCGGCGTTCCGGCCTGGGAACGGTTCATTTCCGCCACTATGATCTGCTCTTTGCGTGTGATCGCTTCGAATTCCTCGCGCTCGATTCCGGCGATCACCATCGCCGCCAGCAACCCCTCGGCCCGCAGCGCGAGCTGCCCTGTGGCGTTGCCGAAAAGATCGCTGGCGGTGAACGGCTGGGTGAATGTGGCCCCGTAGCGCTGCCACAACTCCCATGCCTGGTAGTTCGCCCTCCAAAGGGTCTCTAAAATCTCCCTCTCTTCCGCCTCGATGCTCTCTATGAATCCCGGGTTTGAGCGTCCGTACTTCTCTCGCTCTTTGGCGCTGATCTGCGTTCGGCTGAACCACCGTCGGCAGAACTCGGTGAGTTTTTTTCCTCCTCCTCGAGCTCCTCGGCGGCCCTCATCGCCTCCTCGCGCGCCTCCTCGATCTCGTCGCTGTCGATGAACAGCGCCACCAGCTCCCGGCCGAACTCCTCGCTGTTGGTGATCAGCAGCTCGAGCATCTGCCTGCTGAAGTCGATATCCTCGTCGGCGTAATCTTCGAAGTCCGGACCGGCCTTCATCGTCGGCATGATCCGCAGCGCCTTCCTCGGCGTCAGGCCGGTCCAGCCCTTCACCGCGTCGAGGATGATCGAACGCCTGAACTTCATCGTATCGAAGACGTTCTTCCTTCCCATCGCCCTGTCGCGTTTCTTGTCGATCTCCTTCGGCGTCGGGGCGATAATGCTGATCTTCACTCCCGGAAGACAGTCGATCGATACCACCTCGGGATCATCCGCTGTCCGCTTCTCGAACAGCCCTTGGATAGCGCTCATTGCTGCTCCTTTCTGCCGGAATCTTACGTGCCGGCGATCAAGTATTCGGCGATGTCGTTGCGCACCTCGACGCTGAACATCGAGGCGATCGTCGCCGTACTAAATACTGCGGCGGTGAATGGAACGGTGACGCCCTGGAGGTCGCCGATCTGCGCCGGGGTCACCTCTCCGGGATCGAGGCAGTTGAACTGATACCTCGTCATGTACTTGTGCCCGGCGCTGATCTCGTCGTCGCTCAGGCAGTCGATCTTCAGCGCCATCGGGGTGTTGTCGCAGATCATGTTGCGCCAGTAGTCGCTCACCAGATACATCTGCACGCTCACGGTCAGCACTCGGCTGATCACGAGCTGAATGTCGTCCACCTGGCCCTTGGTGCTGTCCTGCTGTGAACCGCCGGGATACTTCGAGGCGTTGTCGTCGATGTTGATCTCCAGCGTCACCGTCACCTCGTTGATGACCTGGTTCACGTCGATGAAGCTGCCTCCCATCGGCCCGAGCTGAAAATCAACGTTGACGGGCTTGTAATAATGCAATGTGCTCGGCGAGGGGTAGGTGTAGCCGCCGCCGACGGCCAGCAGTTCGCCGCTGCTCTTGAGCTGAGCGGTCAGCTTCGGCATGTCGCGTCTGTTGAAGACGGCCTCGATCCTGACCGGAAATACTCCGGGAATCTTGTAGTCCCAATCCGGCCGCACCTTCTCGATCAGCGTCGTCGAGGTCGGCACAAGCCCCGTCGCCGCCAGGTCGGCCAGCTTGCTGGTGTGCAGATAGACGCCTGTGTCGACTTCGCTCGCCGAGTAATTGCCCAGCGCCAGAGCCCACAGCAATCCGTCGGTCAGCGGGTTGCAGGGATACACTCTCTGTATCCCTTCGCCTTCCCAGCCGAGAACCTCGCTCTTGGTCAGGAACTCGTGACCACGGCCGATCAGTTCCTGGTTCGAATACTTGATCGGACGGGGCTGGAACTGGCCCACGCCCTCGGCCTCGACCAGATAGCTGATGTCGTTGTCCGCCAGCGCCGTTCCATAGCTCGACTCCTTCTTGATACTGAAGGCTTGAACTATGTCGATGATGCGGCGCGCATCGCTGATATTTTGAGTGCTCATAAGCGCCTCCTATTCGTTGTCCTCCGACGCCTCCAGGTCCTCGTAGGCGCATGGGTGGGCCAGGGCGCGGACGATTCCGGCGATCCTCTCTGACTTGACGAGGCTCCCCTTCTTCAGCTCTATCCGCTCTCTCGGGCCGTAGTGGATTACTGTGTCACGGACGATCTTCAACCGCCCGATCTCCTCGGTCTCGATCACCGAGACAGGATCGGCGGCATGATTTACTCTCGCCCGGCCTGCTTTCTTCGCCATTGTTCAACTCCTTATGCTCTTGGGCTTGCTCCAGCCCTCATAATCGACCAGGCCGACGCGCCAGAACCGCGCCCGCAGATTCCCATCCGGACCGCCCAGATGTCGCGCGGCCTCGTCGTCATCCAGCGGCGCTTTGTATTCCTGGGCTTCGCCACCCATGCGGCCGCCCCATACGGGACCCAAATCCACTCCGTTCACCGCCGCTTGAACCTGCTTGCAGATCGCCACCACTCCCAGCTCTCCCGCAGCCGTGCCGTAAGCGCTCTTGGCCTCGTCCCAGCGCCGCACGAAAACCTTGATCGTCACCGACAGAACCTCTCGATAGATGCAACTGTCCTCGTCGTATTCGGTCCTGCCCGTCTCTCCGGGCACCAGCTCGATCAGGTAGCGTTCCGCCGCCGGCCACTTATCGGGCTCCAGCGGACCCTTCACCACGACGACCGCCGGTGTCACCGACGCCAGCTCGGTCTCGATCCGCGCCCTCATCGCATCGAGCAGATCGTTCATTCGAGCTCCCCCAGCGGCAGCGTCCTGAATACTGTCGGCGGCTGTTCGCCCCGGCTCGTATCGTTCCAGTCCCGCAGGTTCGTCTGCGGCTCTCCGTCCTCGTATCTGCAGCGGGCCACTACCTCGATGTCGCGCTCCTGCAGGAATCGCCCCAGAAACTTGAACGATTGGGAAATCATGTAGACTTTGTGGCTGAAGATCGGTCCGTCCTGCGGATCGAGGCTGTTCCGCCCCGTGCCGGCGTCGCCCAGGTCCATCCCCAGCAGCTCGATCCGCGCCGCGCCCATCACGGCGGCCAGATTCGTCGCCGCCACAGCCGTCGAGTTGCCGTAATAGAGCGGCTCCCCGAAGCGCCGCGCGGGAATCCTGGTCAGCATCTCCTGGTAGAAGACGATGCGCCCGTCGCGCGGCAATATCGTGCCGTTGAAGTTGCGGGCGAATATCAGGTCGCCCTCGAATTCCCTGAAATACTCGACATGCGCCGCGAACCAGTGGTTGTCGTAGAAAATCCAATACGGTGCGAAGGGCATCCGGCGCACCACGGAATTGATTACGATGACGGCCCGGCCTCTCAGCTTCTCGAAGTCGAACCCGATCAGGCTCGGTCCCTTGCCGACCACGTAAACGGTCTCGCCGTGATGGCGGTCTGTGATCGCGTCCCTCATCCCAAATCGTCCTCGAAATCTATCTCGATCATGAAATGGCCGATCTCGTATGTGCTGCCGCCGTTCTCGGTCGTGCCGTACTGGAACTTCGATTCAAGCTCCACGTTCCTGATCCAGTCCGCCCCGAATATCGTGCCGCCGGTGCGGTTGTCCTTGATCTGCTTGTAGACCTTCTTGATCAGCAGCTCGACTTCGTCGCTGATCGCTCTGTGGCTGGAGTCGCCCACCATCTTGGCGGCGATCACCTCGACCTTGCTCACGCAATTGGCCCGGCTCTGATCACCCTCCTCCAGGTAATGCTCGTTGAGGACCTGCAGAATCAGGCAAACTCCGCCCCACTCATCCAGCCAATGCACGGAAACGTTGCTGAATTCCTCCAGCGCCCCGCCCGGCCCGATCAGGCCGTTGAAGTGCTGCTCAAGCTGGTCCCTCAGTTTCTTCATTTTCTACGCCAATCCTTTGTCTCGCGGGCGATGATCTCCTTGATCTCGGAATCCGCCGCCTCCAACGCCTTGTCTACGAAGGCGTGCTTGGCCGGGTCTATCCCTCTCACCCACTTGCGGAAGAACACCTCTCCGTCGATCTCGAAACGCAGCGCCTTGGCCCGCTTCGGTCTGATCACTTTTCCTTTCGGACCCCACAGCCCCGAACCGTATTCGAGCAGCACCATGATCGGGATTCCCGTGTCGGTGCTGTAGCGGTTGATCACCAGGCCCACGGGCCAGCCTTTCCGGTAATAGACCGCCACTTCCCAGGCGTCGATCAGGTTGCCTCTCCCCGGCGAAAGCTCGACCAGTTCCGCCTCGATCGCGTGCGCCGTCTTGCGCACTATCCGTTCGAGCAGCCGCCGAAACGCCTCTGTCGCGCCGCGAACGTCCGGCTCTCGAATTACCTTGTAGCGCAGCACCCTTTTCTACTCTTGCTTGCATTCCACCTTGACGATGTTTGCTCCCTGACCGGGCAGAAAATCGTCGAGCAGCGACATCGCCTGCTCTTTGATCGCACTACGTAGAGCATCGAGTTCGCTGGGCATCATGAACCGCGTCGTGCCGCTCATCCCGCCGCCGGCGCTCTTGCTCTCGGACATCATCACGCCCTTGCCCTGTGTCGCCATGTTGAGCGTCGGCAACGCGCTCCAGACGGCCAGCAGAGCGACGGCGATCTTCAGGTCCGCCTTGCCGTCCTCTCCGAACTCGCTGCTGCCGTCCGCGATCGATCCGTAGAGCGACGTCCCCAGCGCCTTCTTCGCCAGGCGGTAGGCGAGGTCGCGGTGCTCTGTCAGCTTCTCGTCGGGCAGAACCGTGGAGTCGGGAAAGTTCCCGATCCTGCGGACGTCGCTTATTTCGACTAATTCAGCCATTGGGAAAAAGTGAGTCCGGCCCCGGCCCTCTTTCGGGACCGGACTCTATAGGTCACCCGCCTGGGTTATGCGTAGGCGTTCTGGGCGAACCAGCTCGGGAATTTGTTGCTGCTGTATTCTTTGCTCTGGTCGAAGCGAAGCCTTGCCACCGGAAGCAGCGTGTAGTAGCCGAAGTCTTCGCTCCAGACCGTGTCCACGATCTGCTGCTGGATGATCCGCTCGCTCTCGACCATCGGGGCCTGCTTGCGCACCTCGGCTATCGCCTTGGTCCTGTCCACCAAAACGAAGTAGTTGGCTCCGATCGAATCGTCGGTGTAGACGCTCACATCGGTCGGCAGCGGCTGGCGCATCCTCAGCGTCAGGTCGGTTGTCCCGGAAGAGCGCTTCTTGAACTCGTCCCATTCCAGCAGGTCAAGCACGTTGTCCTCGGTGCAGAGCAGCGAGGTCGGCATGATATTCATGCTCGTCTGACGCACCCAGCCGCGCAGATAATCTGCGTACTGGAAACCGGTAGCGGTGGATTTCACGCCGATTGTCGCAATCGCTTCGCTGCCGTCCGCCTGCTCGCCGCTGACGAGGGCGTTGAGCAACTGCGCACGGCGAAGCATGCTGATGTTATCGGTCGCCAGTCGGAAGTGCAGCGCCACCATGTCGATTGTCGAACTGAAGATCGCTTCGTAGGTAGCGTCGAAGGCGTGCATGTACTTGTAGCTCTTCACCTCTTTCTCGCCGAACTGAAGTGTCGAGCGGAAGGGAGCGGCCGCCTCGCTGGACTTCTTCACCTTCTTCTTGGTGTTGCGCGGATATAGGGGCACGTTGTCGCTGCGCCCGCTGATCTGTTTACTCGCCACGACGAAATCGTTGTGCCAGGGATCGTTGAGAACCCCCTGGTTGATCGCGTCCAGAATCACCTCGGGCACGATGTATTTGACGTCGGCGAAGGCCGGCGTCGTCAACAGCTCTCTCAGCGTGACGAGGCCCGGGTTGATCCCCGCTTCCTGGAAGATCAGCTCGGGACCGAACTCGTACTCGCGCTCGGTGTAAGGCTTCCCCTGGGCTTGCTGCTCCCTGAGAAAGCTCTGCACTGCGCCCCTGAATGTGAGCAGTTCGCCTTTCTCGCGCTGCTCTTCGGCCCGCCTGTGGATCTCCTTGAACTTCCTCGCCAGGCCGTTGGTAGCATTTGGTTGTTTGCTCATGATCTGCCTCCCCGGCCTAAAAGATGCCGACTTCGACCGTGTCGTCTGCGTTGCCGCCCTGGAAAGCGACGCCGCGACCCGGCGCGATCTCTGTGGTGCCGGTGACCTTCCCCCATTTCTGCTCAAGGGATGAACCGGAACCGGATTTGCTCTTCACTTCCACAAGATCGCCGGCCGCAACCGTACCGGCCAGGGTTACCTCTTCGACCCTGCGGAAAAGTGTCGCCACCGTGGCTAGATCATTGGTGTTGTCGACGGTTACATCGATCTCGCCGATGGCGAGAGCGCCGCTGTCGTCAACGGCGTCCACCGTGTCGTCGGCCGTGATCTTGACCACTGTCATGATCGGAAGGCTTGCCGTCCCCAGCTTGAACGAGAGGGGAAGGCCCGCCTTGTGCTCTCTGTAGCTCATCTGGACCTCCTACCCGACAATCCCTTCCAGATCAGGAAGGGGCTTTTCTGTTTTCGCTTCCTCATCCTCAAGCGGACTCGGAATCGAAGAACGCTTGACGCCGTCGGGGAAACTGAGTGCTGATTTGAGCTTCACCTCGTAAAGCCGCGCCATCCGCTGAAGCTCCTTGTAGTCGGCGTTCGTGATCTCCTCGCGCAGCTCGTCGGGGCACCTCTCCTCGTCGGCCTGATAGATCAGATCGACGGCCTTCTGCACGTCGGCGCGCAGGGTCTCGATCTGATCCCTGCCGGCCTCGGCCATCGGCTCGAGTTCCTCGATCTTCTTCTGCAGCTCGTTGCGGGACTCCCTCATTACCTCGACTTCCCGCTTCAAACTGCGCACTGCCTGCTCGGCGGCCTCCAAGGGTTCTTTCTCGCCCGAGAAATCCTTCCCGAGGATCGCGCCGAGCCGGTCGAGAGTGATGACGTCATTCATCTCGTCCTCCTGCTCTCTGGCGCCACCGCCTTCGCGGATGCCGCCGGTTGTCTCTCTGGCCGCGTCGGGAACCGCTACCATCCCTCTCCGGCCGCTCCTCGCGGGCGCGCCGCCTTCCGGCTCGCCCTCGTAAAACTCTCTGTTCTCCGGACCGCCGCCGGCCCAACGGACTCCCAAAACTCTCCCGTTGTAGTCGGCCCCGATCCCGACGAAACTCTGCTCGTATACGCGCCTGTATTCGGTCACGATCAGACGCACGATCTCGCCGTCCACCTCGCGGCCCATCATTTCCCAGAACTCGTAATCGAGGTCGTCGTGGCTCAGGTCGAAGTCCCATTCGTCGGTCACGCTCACGGCGGTGATCACTCCGCCCAGCAACCCCCGCGCAAGGTCGGGGTTGAGCTTCGCGTCGACCCTCAGAATCGTGTTGACGCCGGCGTTGTCGATCCCCTCGTCGCGCTCGCTGAAATATGCTTCCTCCACCCAGCCCACCGTCGATCCGACGGCCCACCAGTGCTCGGTGAACACGGGCACCGTCCGCTTGCCTTTCGGCTTGTAGAAATCTACCGACCCCTCAAGCACGCCCTCGCGGGTGAAGTCCATCACGATCCAGCCGTTGTCGATCAGATCGCGGCTTGTCGCCCGCGTCGTCACGATCAGGAAATCGCCCTCCCTCGGCTCGATCTCCTCGATGCTCATCTGCCGCTGCGCATTGACGGATGCGGGCCGCAGACGCCGCATCGTCCTCGGTCCGGTCAGTTGCAGTCCTATCTCCGCCAGCCTCGGATTGAGCTTCTCGATCAGTGCCCGCTCCTCGGGCTTCGGCTTGACTATGCGGCTTTCCTGATCTTTGCCCATAGCGCTTTCTCCGTGGCGGTTATCCGCTCCCGCACCGTCCGCCCCCTGCAGTTGGGGTGGAAGGGCGGACCGCATATTCCGCTGTTGACGAGGTAATCCATCGCCTTCTGCTCGCCGCCGAGTTCCTGCACCAGCGTCTCGACATACTTGGCGTCAATCGAGTTCTCCCGCAGCCACTCCCCGTACTCCTCGGGCTCCATCGCGGTGAATGTGTCGATCCATTCCACCGCCTTCTCGACTCTGATTACCGTGCCGTGCAGAGGACGGCAGATCGAGCAGGTGTCGGCGTCCATCACTTCGTGCACCTTCACAACCTCGATCCCAGCCTGGTGGTAGCTGCGGAAGTTCGCCCAATTGCGGATCCGCTGAACGCTCGTGGCGATGATCCGCCTGATCTGGCTGTCTGAGAGGGTTTCGAGCCTGTCGGCGAACAGGTCTCTGAACGCCTCCAGGTCTTGCGTTCCGGGGCCGAACAGGCCCGTCCCCCTCTGCAGATACTCCTCCTTGAAGAAATTCAAGAGGGAGTCCCGCATATCCCGGTTGTTGATGAATTTGCTGAAATACATCGAATCGACGCGCTTGATGAACTGCATCGAAACGGTATCGGCTTCCACCAGCGACAGGTCGGTAATGATCTCGGCCAGCGCCGCCGTGTCCTTCAGGCGGAAGTACTTGTAAGCCTCTTCTATCGTTTCCTCGATCTCGTCCTTGACTCGGCCGCTCTCGAATATGATTCCGTACTCGCGCTCCAGCTCCCCGAGCAGCGCTTCCGCAAACGCTTCCTCGCTCGTGAAATCCGTCCCCGTGTGGCGCTTGAGGAAACTCTCGACTATCTCTACAGCCCGCCGCTGCCACTCTTCGTTCAGCGGCTTCAGGCGCTGCAAATAGCCTGTTAAAACCTTCTCGAACGCCTCGTCTTCAACCTCGGCTCTTGCGCTCAGCAAGCGCCGTGCCACCCTGATCTTATCGGGCTTCCAGACATAGCGGCCTAGGCTCTCGTCGCGCTGGAACCTATAGCTGCGCTTGCCTTGGCTGTTCGCGATCTGTTGATCCACGCCCTCTAACCGGCTCAGGTCATACCAGCCCTCGTAACCGAGCTCCTGGGCTATCTGATCCGGATCGCACATCCCGCTGTTCACCTTCAACAGCGCCGCCCGGACGATCGTCTCTTTGTATTGCGCCGCAGAGTCGAGATCGAACGGGGCGTTCTCCTCGAACTTCAGCGTTATATCGACATCCGAGTATCCCGATAGCACGGATTGCAGGTAGTAGACATACTCGATGAAGCTCTTGACCAACGCCCGCAGGAACGACGCCCTCCGCACCATCTTCCGGTAGACGATCCCCGCGTAGGTCTCGGTGGTCGAATAGCTCCGGCCGTGCATCGCGGGATCGGAATCCATGCCGCTGAACATCAATTGCTCGATGTGCCGCAGTATCTCGACGGTGCCGCCCAGGCCTGGCCCCAGGCCCTCGGCCACCCTGTGAAACTTGACTTCCAGTTCATCGAAATGAACCAGCATCCCGTTGTAATAATTCTCCTGTAGCTTCTTGCTGACCTCGATGAGATATTCTTGGAGGCGCTTCTGGAATTGCTTGTCGCTCTCGTTGGCCTTTTTCGGCGGCGCTGCCGCCACGATATCCACCAGGCCGAGTAGACCCAATTTCTTCGTTATATAGTGGATGTTCTCATTGATCAGACGCTGTATCACCGCCGGTTCCAATGCTCCCAGGAACGGCGGTATCCCGTAGGGATTATCTTTCTCGGTGAACAGGGCGAAATAACGGTAGGTGATCGGGTTGAGCTTCACCATCTGCCCCGCGCCGGCTGCCGACAGCCCTGACGTCTTCTGCCACGGCTCGGGCTCGCCATCCTCGTTGGTCCTGAACCTGATCGTCTCGGCGGGCACTATCGCCACTTCCTTGACCTGGGTCAGACCCTCGTCGATCACCGCCTCGGCGCTCAGCGCGCCGGTGATCATCGTCTCCCGCAACAACTGGTTTATCAGTCCGTCGACGCCGTTGCTCCTCGGGTATATCCGTTTCGCGGTCTCGTTGAGATCGTCGAGAACCCGCTCGACTATCGAGTCGTTGGGGGCCTCCACTATCAGGTCGTGGCCGGTGTTGGCCTGCGTCGTGAAGTTGCTGATCGCTTGGCTGAAATTGGCGTTGAACAGGCAAAGCCCGCGTATGATCGGCATGTACTCGGACGCCACCTCCGGCTTGATCGAACCGTAATCCGACAGAACTCCGCCGATTCCGCCGGTCGTGGGAACAGAGCTGCGGCCGCCCTCTGGAAGAGTGCCTGTGAATCTTATCTCTCCCTTTTGGCGCGGAACCGCCCTCCGTATCCCTACATAGGTGTGTCCGCCCCGCCTCTCTGTGGCGATCTCCCAGGGCGTGAAGGGAAT